TCAGCTCCGGCTAGTGCTGTGAGTGTTGGTTCTAATGGTGATATGACCATTAATGGGCTGACTGTTGGTAAGGGTGCTGGGTCTGTTAATACGAATACAGCAAGTGGTTTCCAAGCGCTCTTTAGCAACACCACAGGTAATTACAATACAGCGAGTGGCAGGGAAGCGCTCTTTAGCAACACCACAGGTTCTGGTAACACTGCAAGTGGTTACAAAGCACTCTATTACAACACCACAGGTAGTTACAACACAGCAAGTGGTTATTTTGCACTCTATTCCAACACCACAGGTAGTAACAACACAGCAAATGGTTTAAATGCGCTCTATTCCAACACCACAGGTGGTTCCAACACAGCGAGTGGTAACTCCGCGCTCCGTAGCAACACCACAGGTTATAACAACACAGCGAGTGGTTTACAAGCACTCTTTTACAACACCACAGGTGCTAACAACACAGCAAATGGTCGTGAAGCACTCTATTACAACACCACAGGTACTAGCAACACAGCAAGTGGTTATGCTGCGCTCTATTACAACACCACAGGTGGTAACAACACAGCAAGTGGTAGGGATGCACTCTATTCCAACACCACAGGTGCTGACAACACAGCAAGTGGTTATCGATCGCTCTATCTAAACACCACAGGTGGTTCCAACACAGCAAGTGGTAACTCCGCGCTCTATTCCAACACCACAGGTTATCAGAACACAGCAAATGGTTATGCTGCACTCTATTCCAACACCACAGGTTATAACAACACAGCAAGTGGTTATGCTGCACTCCATTACAACACCACAGGTGCTAGCAACACAGCAGTTGGGAGGTCCGCGCTCGTAAGCAACACCACAGGTAATTACAATACAGCAAGTGGTATGTATGCACTCTATTCCAACACCACAGGTAGTTACAATACAGCAGATGGTTTAAATGCGCTCTTTAGCAACACCACAGGTAATTACAACACAGCAAGTGGTTATTTTGCACTCTATTACAACACCACAGGTTCTGGTAACACTGCACTAAATCCACTAAATAGCGCTGGAAATTATGCACCTGTGTTTAACCCAACCACTGAAAACAACCGCTTTTGCATGGGTTCAACAGCGGTTACTAACGCATACATCCAAGTGGCATGGACCGTAGTTTCGGATGCCCGTGATAAGACTGAGTTTGCGCCTGTTCCGCATGGTTTAGCTTTTGTTAATCAGTTAAAACCAACCGCTTATCGCTATAAGTTAGACCGTGAAAGCACCGAAGCACATGGTCCAGTTCGTTATGGCTTTAAAGCACAAGATGTGTTGGAATTGGAAGGCGATAATCCAGTTATCGTAGACGCTGAAGATGCTGATAAACTACGTTTTAACGACCAATCATTATTGGCTGTTTTGGTAAAAGCCATACAAGAACTCAAAGCAGAACTAGACGAACTCAAATCCCAAATAGGAAAATAAACATGACTGAAATCTCAATCCCTGTAGAACAACCCACAGCAGAAGAAATCGCTCGCCACCTGAGCGCAGCGATGGACTCCGTAGCCCTCATCAACGCTGGTCAACCGGAAGGCATGACTGACGAAGATTGGGCAGATACAGTGGCTCGAAACAAAGAGCATTTAGAACTGATGCTGGCAAAAGACTTCTGGACCGATGAAAATTTACAGCCATTGAAAGATGCGGTTAAATAAACATGACAGCAGCGCAGAAGTTCAACTACCATTACCATGGGCAACAAATGATTAATTTAGAATTAACTGTCGAAGAAGTGAACGCAGTCCTGCAAGTGCTGGGCGATCTGCCAACTAAAACTGGCGCATGGCCTCTGATCGTTAAGATTAAAGAACAAGCAGAACCGCAAGTTAAAGAAGAACCGACCGCTGAATAAGCAGCTTAGACGGAGGCATTATGGCTAAATCACCAGCATGGCAACGCAAAGAAGGCAAAAACCCAAAAGGCGGTTTAAATGCTAAAGGCCGTGCCTCCGCTAAAAAAGAAGGACATGATTTAAAACCCCCTGCGCCTAACCCCAAAACCAAGAAAGATGCAGGGCGACGCAAGTCATTCTGTTCGAGAATGGAAGGGATGAAGAAAAAGCTGACAAGCAGTAAGACAGCGAACGATCCAGATAGCAGGATTAATAAAAGTTTAAGCGCTTGGAATTGCTGACATGAATGACCAAATAGAAATGATTAGAGATGTTGCTGCGCATGATGTAGAAATCAAACACCTACAGGACGATATGGAACGAATGATTAAAGAAATGGCAGATATCAAGAAAGCTTTATATGCTATTGATCGCACGTTGTCTGAAGCAAAAGGTGGTTGGAAAACGCTAGTGGTTGTGGGTGGTATCGCGTCAAGCATAGGCGCCGCAGCTGCGTGGATAGTTAATCATTTCTGGAGGTAAGGGTGCCTAGTGTAAGTAAGAAACAAAAAAATTTTATGGCAGCGGCAGCTCATAATCCTGAGTTTGCCAAGAAAGCAGGGGTTCCGGTCAGCGTGGCTAAAGAGTTTAACGCGGCTGATAAAGGTAAAAAATTCAAATCAGGAGGCAACGTGGCCGATCTAAAGAAACTGTTTAAAGGTAAAGACACTTATAAAGAAGAGCTGAAAGAAGGCAAAGCGATTAAGTCCGGTAAGATCACACCAGAACAATATGCCAAAGGTGAAGAAATGGAAAAGAAAATGAAAAAAGTCGGTAGCTGTAAAATGAGCAGCGGTGGTAAAGCTAAAAAATATGCTGGTGGCGGAGAAACATCTGATGAAGGCAACGACACTATTCGCCCTGAAGAGATGAAAGGCAAAGGCAAACGATTTGCAAAAGGCGGCGTAACTCGTGCGGACGGTTGCGTTAAAAAAGGCCATACAAAAGGCAAAATCCTATGATCCCGGCTAAAGATATTCCAGCTAAAAATATCCCTGCTCATGGTAATAAGCCTGTTGCGCCTAAAAAACCTAAGTCTAAGAAGGCTGTGGAATGATGGCGTCACGCGGCATGGGTGATATTAGCCCTAGCAAAATGCCGGGCAGAAAGGTTGTCAAACGAAAAGACAAGCCTGAAGATGTAGACGTGTACAAAAAAGGCGGTAAGGCCTGGGATAAACCTCGACCTAAAGAAATGACAAAGCCTAAGAAGCTTAAACCTGCACAGAAAGCCAAAGCTAAAGCAGCAGGAAGGCCTTACCCTAACCTTGTCGATAACATGCGGGTGGCAAAATAATGACTACGAGCGGTACTAGTTCATTTAATTTAGACCTTAATGATGTATGTGAAGAAGCCTTTGAGCGTTGTGGCAAAGAGCTACGCACGGGCTATGATTTGCGCACTGCTCGTAGAAGTTTGAACCTGCTGACAATCGAATGGTCAAATCGTGGTATCAATTTATGGACGATTGAAGAAGGCGTTGTGCCTTTAGTTCAAGGACAGATTACCTACGATTTACCCGCAGACACTATAGATTTATTAGACCAAGTGACTAGAACAGGTACAGGTCAGAACCAAATTGACATCAATATCAACAGAATATCTGAGTCTACTTACGCGACCATACCGAATAAAAATGCTACAGGACGTCCTATACAAGTTTGGATCAATAGACAATCAGGCGCGGCTTATCCGGTTACTGGAGTTAAGTACCCTCAAATTAATGTTTATCCTGCACCAGATCAAGGCTCATTGGCTTCTCCGTATTATTACTTTGTGTATTGGCGCTTACGTCGTATACAAGATGCAGGCAACGGGGTTACTACACAGGATATACCATTCAGAATGCTGAATGCGCTTGTTGCAGGCTTGGCTTATTACTTAAGTATGAAGCTCCCGGACGTTGACCCTAACAGGATCCCGATGTTAAAAGCCGATTACGAGCAGCAGTTAGATCTGGCTGACGGCGAAGATCGCGAGAAGGCTTCCTTCCGTTGGGTCCCAAGGACGCTGTATTATGGTAGATGAATTGCGTGACTGATGTGGATATTTATGTGACTGATGTGATACCATATGACTTTCTTAATTTAGGAGGTTTTATGATAAATGATCGCGTGGAAAACACAGTGTCACATATTGACATAGGGCGCGTACGTGGAGTGTATTTACTGACAGACACTACTACAGGTAAAACATATGTAGGTAGTTCTGGTGATATAAGAATGCGGTTGATACAACATTTTTTTTGTATGAGCGCTAAAGGTAGACCCGATACGACTACATATATTAATTTTTCTAAAACTTATCAAACGTATGGTTCCGGTGTTTTTACCGCAGAAGTTTTAGAAGAATGTTCAACTGAAAGCCTTAAGCAAAAAGAAATATACTGGATAGAAAAGCTAAAGCCGACTGAAAATAGTCAGCACATAGTTGATGACAGGCTTATTTATAGTGATGAAGAAAGAGCTAATCGATCTATAAGAACTAAAAAACTTTGGGCTGACCCAGAATATAGAGAAAAAGCAATAAAAGCTAGACTTGGAAATGCATACAATAAAGGGTATAAATGCACTTCAGAGCAAATAGAAAATAGAAAGAAAGCAGGGCGCATATCAAATATGAAACGCAATTATGGGGCTGAGTGGAAGCAAGAGTATTTAAAAAGATACCCTGAGTACGCTGGAGATTTAAATGGCCTCTAAATTTGCCGTCGGGAAGCTGGCGTTTGGGTTTTGCGATGTGTGTGGGCAGCGATACAAGTTGCATGAATTGAAGCCATTAGTTATTAAAACTAAAACGACAAACATCCTTGCTTGTACCGAGTGTTGGAACCCAGATCACCCACAATTAAGTTTAGGGTTATACCCTGTGCAAGATGCTTGGGCTTTACGTAATCCGAGACCTGATACTAGCTATTACCAATCGGGCTTAAATGGCTTACAATTAACCTATACCGATAATGGGACACCAGACGGTGGTAGCCGATTGTTCCAATGGGGCTTTAATCCTGTTGGCGGTGCTAGAGCAAACAACGCGGGGCTTACCCCCAATTATCTTGTTGCCACGACATACGTAGGCGACGTAACAGTTACAGCTAACTAGGAGGCTTTATGGCTTACAGATCAGCAGCAGATGGGGTTACTAAAAAAGGTAAAACCAAAGGTAAAAACTTAGGCGATACAGGCCCTAACAAAGGCATTGACGGTGATGTTGCGAAAGGCGGCAAAGCTAAAACTGTTGAGTCTAGTGCGATGAAAAAATTTGGCCGCAACATTGCGCGGGCTAAAAACCAAGGCGGCAAATAATGGCTCAAGATAACAAAGACAAAAGCTTTATCGACAGCTTAAATATCGCTGCGGGTAACGTCAGCAAAGGCAATACAAAAGCGGATAAGACTGACGGTGTTGTGACTCGCGGTAATGGTGCTGCGACTAAGGGCACTAAAGCCCGTGGACCTATGGGTTAAACATGGATTACGCATCGCTTTGTACTGAAATTCAAAATTATGTAGAGAATACTTTTTCTACAGAGCAATTAAATGTCATGATTGCTCAAGCAGAGCAGCGTATATACAACTCCGTACAACTGCCGGATTTAAGGCGTAATGTCACAGGGTTAACAACCAGCGGTAACAAGTATTTACAGGCCCCCTTAGACTTTCTGGCGGCATACTCAATGGCGATTATAGACGCTGATGATAACTACAGCTACTTGCTTAACAAGGATGTTAACTTTATTCGTGAGTCTTACCCAAACCCAACGGACACCGCTATTCCTAAATACTATGCAATTTTTGGCCCACGTTCAGATGACGAGAAAGAGCTTGCGTTTATCTTAGGCCCAACACCTGATGATGACTATACGGTAGAGCTTCATTACTTCTACTACCCTGAGTCGATTGTGACTGCTGGCCAAACATGGCTGGGTGATAACTTTGATTCCGCATTGCTGTGGGGGTCTATTGTTGAAGCGTACATATTTTTGAAAGGCGAAGAATCTTTAATCGCCGTGTATAAAAATCGTTATGAAGAAGCTCTAGCCTTACTAAAACAATTAGGCGATGGTAAAGATCGTAGCGATGCTTATAGAAGCGGACAAGTAAGGTACCCGGTACGATGATTCAACAAACACAAACCACATCGTTTAAGAAAGAGTTGTACGAAGCGGTCCATGATTTATCAACGGATGATATTTATATTGCTCTTTACACGTCTAATGCAGACTTAAATCAAGATACAACTGTGTACAGTACAGATAACGAAGTGTCTGGTACGGGCTATACGGCGGGCGGTCAATTACTAACGAATCCCGTTATTAGTTCTTCTGATTATACGGCGTATGTGACGTTTGATAATGCTCAGTGGACAGCCGCACTTACAGCGCGATGCGCGTTAATTTATAATGCGAGTAAAGCTAATCGGTCGATAGCGGTATTGGACTTTGGGGCGAACAAAACGTCTACAACAACATTCACAGTGGCTATGCCTGCTAATACAGCGGATAGTGCGCTTATTAGATCGTCCAATTAAGATGACATGGTCTCCTGTCGATACTTATTACTACTCAAAACTCTTAACAGAACAGGGTAGTTTTTTAATCACCGAATCAGGCAATTATCTGACAGCAACATCCAGTGAAGCGCCAACTTGGTCAGACATTAGTAACGTACAAGTTGCGGGCTGGACTACCATAAACACAACTCAGATTCCCAGTCCATCGTGGACTAATATACCTACATACTAGGGGAAATTAATGACTACGACGTATACAACCTTATTAGGCTACGCGCTTCCAGAAACAGGTACCCTAGAAGGCCTATGGGGGGATGAAGTTAACGACAACATTACGCAACTGGTTGAGGACTCGGTAGCTGGGTATGCGACCGCAAGTGTGGCCGCAGGCGATTGGACCCTCACTGATACGGGTAGTGGGGTAGCTAATGAAGCAAGGATGATGATCCTTATTCCTACTGGATCGCCGGGTGTTTCTCGTAACATTATTGCGCCAGCACATAGTAAGATGTATGTGGTCGTGAATCAGTCTGATGCGACGGTTGTCGTAAAAGGCGCGGCGACTACAGGGGCTACTATTCAACCATACTATACTGCGGTGGTTGTCTGGAACGGTGCTGACTTTGAAGAGATTAGCCCTACTCTAGCTAAATATGCGATAGATTTAGTCGGTGGTGTTCAA